CAGAGTCACCGGCATCTACCCAGTACTTACCAATGTTACTAATCTGAGCACCAGTAAGGCCAAGCTCCTCCTGCAGGATTTCGTAGATAGGAATGTTAGCATTTGCTAACTGACGAATTTCTTCATTAGCCAAACGGCCCTTAGTCATAATCTGACCAAGGGCAAAAGTAATACGCTGAAGGTTTTCAGATGTTGCACCAGTAGCTGCAGCTGCATCAGTAAGCACTGTAAGCACAGACTGCGTCTGGCTCATTGCAACTCCAACAGACTGCATATACTTAGACAGGCTAAGCACTTCGCTGGTATTAAAGGGAGTGCGTGCTGCAAACTCATTTACTTCACGCAGATAAGCTGAAACCTCTCTTGCAGCCTCCTGTGTGCCGGCAGCAGCATCTACGAAGTACTCAAGACTTACAGAGGCACTCTCCATTGCAGATGAAAACTCAAGTGCTGCTGCAGCACCAGCAGTGAAGGCGTTCATAAGGGTATAGAAACTCCGCGAAATCAGGATACCAGAAATGATCCTTCTGGTATCCTTGATTCCACGCGTCATCTCTGTCCAGCGGCGATCAAAAGCATCAGCTTGGCTCTGCATCTCTTGCAGTGCTTTAGTAGTGATCTTCTCGCTACCTCGCAGTTCTTTATTAAATTGTCGAGCATCTACATTCAGACCAAGTGTAGCGGTCGAGAATACAGTAGCCATTCGTTGCCCTCCTTAGATTTCAAAACCAACCTCTTCGACGGTATCTACAACACGCGTCTGGTGTGGGGAGTTCACCTCTGCATGCACTTGACTGAGCACACTAAGTTTAACGGGTGTGCTGCGCCAGAACATCTTTTCAGACATCCGTAACACAGTCACACCCGTATAATATAGCATTGGCCAGTCCCAGCCCTTAGTTGTTACTGCGCCGAGGGATTGAACTGCAGTACGGTTCTTGCTTCCTTCTGTTCCTCGGTTGTCTCCGCCGACTGTTCCCCTTCGGCCGGCGCCTCGACGTTTTTTGACGGAATCAAATCACGCAAAAGGGCCACGATGATCTTTGCGTTGATTTCACGCAGGTTCTTGAACGTGACGTAGCTGCCCAGCTTGCTCTTCGAAATATTGTAGCCAACGATCTCATCATCAGCATTGTACTGGGCCGCATCATGCAGGCAGCCGGCCCACAGCAGGTTCAGTGTGTCGGCATGCTTTGCCTGCTTTGCATGCACCTTGGAGAGGTAGTCGATGAGCGGCGTGCCGGCGATCGTAACGGTGGAGCCGTCAATGAACATATCACCAACTTTGACCTGCGTGAGCAGCTTGTTGGGATCAACATTCTCCTGGGTGCCAAGGATCATCTGGATGACAGCATCTACACTGTCGTAGATCTTCTCCAGTTCGCAGAAGGCATTCAGGTCGTAAACGAGACGAACCTCAAAGTCATCTGCCAGTTTGACGACAACGTCATCGGGCTTGAAAACAGCTGCATTTTCGTTAGCCATGGTCGATCAAATCCTCCTTAAAGTTTTGAAAAGGGGAGCGGGCGGTCATTCCCGCTCCCCAGTTGCTCGGGTAGCCGATTAGGCGGAGACGGTGACCGCGCAGAGCACGCGGACCGAGCCCACAGATGCACTGACGATCGCAGTGCCGGCCTTCTTGCCGGTGAGGGTACCGACGGAGGTACCAGCCGTATTGACGCCACCCGCAACGGACACGATGGACTCATCACTGGAAGCCCAGGTGACCTGGGTGGTATTGCCAGCCGGGGTCAGAGTCGCAGTCAGGGTGGTGGGCGTGCCGATGGTGACAGCCTTGGTGTTGACGTCGAACTCGATGTCAGTGACCAGCTCGCCGCCAGCGCTGAGCGCGACGCTCGCGGAGGTGAACCAGTTCGCCTTGATAGCTGCGGAGACGGAGTCGTCATCAGTGTCGATCGCCATACGCCACATGTTGTCGGCGTCGCGCTTCAGGAAGTTGCCGGTGATGGTCGGCGTGTTCCAGTTGATGCTGTCAGCCTTGGTCTGGTTGTTCTCGTCGGGCGCAGTGAACTTGCCCTTCAGGTACCAGATCAGACGATCAGCGCCGTTGGACTTCTTGACGCTCATGCCGATAGCCACGTAGGGCGGGATCGCCTCAGACGAGCTCTTGACGACGCCGTTCTCATAGGTCTCACCGAGCAGGAACGCGCGGATCGCGGGCGGAATATCGGCGACATTGAGCTCGAGGCTCATAGCACCGAGGGTGCTGGCGGTATCATACGGGCCGTCATCGGCGAACAGCGTGTCATTGGACGCATTCGGGCTGAAGTTCGCACTGATGGCGCCGGAGATGCGCACCGGGGCACCATAGGAGAAAGAGCCGGTAGTCGCATCATCGCTGAGCATTTCCGCATAGTGCAGGTTGGTAAGGCCGATGGCCACACCTTTTGCCATAACAATTTCCTCCTTTTTTGAATTAAGATTTTGTAATCATCAGGGCATAAAAGTCAAAGACCTTTCTACCCTGCTGATCCTGTGTTTGGAACTGCGGGTGGTCATACAGTGACACTTGTGCGCTGGTCTCGAGCAGCTGAATGAAGCCAGGTGCGTCATCAACCACTTCATCCTTAGGCGCAAGAAGCGCTTGATACATCTCTTCAGCAAGTGCATACGCTTCATTGCTAGAGGGAGCCCTCGCAGCAATCCGCAGTGAATGAGAGCCTGCATCAATCTGAACAGGAACATGCCTGCCAGAGTTGACGCGCTGGACCACTACGCACTGATTGATCTCATCAGGCATTTGGTAGTAGAAAATCTCCTGGCCAAGGGTTCTACCGGTTTGTTCTGCAAGAAAGCTTGCTACCTGACTTACAACGTCCGTCATAGTCCCATCTCCTTCATTTGGGAAACAAAAGCATCTTCCATCTGGCGAACCGCTTGGCTCGCAAGGTTCAGCATAGTTGCTTCAGCTTCCACAGGATTATCTCCTAGTCCCGATACAAGGACAGTCCCGGAGCCAGGTACTGTCATCGGAATATTGGTGCCCTGATTTTCATCAAATGACATTCGGTAGCTACCTCTGTCTGAAAGCACCTCTTTAGCCGTCATATCAGCTGCTGACTGGACAGCTGAGGCTAGCTGCTTAAAACCTGATTTTGTGACAGTCGCATTGAAGCGTTCAGTGCGCCTGCCCTTAGTGCCCTGGCTGTTTACGGTGCCACGCCGAAATGTTCCACGGTTGTAGCCCATATCACAGGTAGACGACTTGCACGTCTAAACTCCCAGTGTTGCCATCGTAATAACCGCCGAGCTTTCTGATCTCATACTGTCTTTCAACAGCTGCATCAGGAAGAATGATTCTATCTGATTCAATGACTGCCGGCTCAGGTATGATGTAGCAATAACACCTACATGTTGCCAGATTGCCATTCTTATCAGTGAACATCTTCGAGTCATCGACCAGTAAGCCTTTAACAGTGAAGCGCTCGTCTTCCTTACGCTCACCAGATGGCTCGTAGCCTCCGTGGCGAACCACAGTCAGCTCTTGTTTACACCAGGATCTGAGTGACTCATACATCAGGTTTCATTTGCCATCATGCCTTTGTAGAAGATCTTGTCTGCCTCATAGTCCGGCAGCGGCGGTGTTGCCGTGAATGCAGACATTTTCTCATACTTATCAGCACGATCGGCATAATACTTGGCCCTATCGCGCGGATCCTCAGACTGAGGACCAAGTGAACGCTTGACGCTCTTTGCAGCAAAGTGAGTAGCCGCTGCTCGAAATGCAGACGCAAGCTGTAATGCAAGACTGTCCGGATACTGGTTTATGATGTAAACGTACTCGGCATCCTGCATAATTACACTCTCGGGATGTGTATCACCAAGAGCAAAGCGGAGTGCATCTACTGGCGAGTTAGCCGGATCACCAGAGTAGGTGAACGCCATAAAGCGTCACCTCCTTAGCTGCCAAACGACAGGCGTGGGGCCTTAGGTTTATCTCCATTAGTTGGCGGCGACTGAACAGCAGGAGCAGCTACCACCTGCTGCTCAGCCCCGCCGGAGGAGATGACCGCGGAATCAGCGCCCTTATCGGGCACAAGCGGCTCCTCAACGGCCGGAATGATCTTTCCTTCACTCAGGCGAAGCCGCGGAGAGCGGATCGCAGATTCATCCACAACCTCGCCCTTCCGCAGCATTACACCGTAGCACCGGAAACTGTGTAAGACGAGGTATTTCATGGATCTTCCTCCTTAAACGAGGTTGTAGAAGAAGTGGCCGCAATCCTTGGAGATGACCCTCATATCGTAGGCCATTTCCATCTCGAAGCGCTCGGTGCCGAGGCCAAGCTGATCCATCTTGATGCGGACCATACGGTTGCCGAAGGCAGAAGCGCCTTCGAGGCCAGTCCAGGCGAAGATGTAGCCTGCAGTCGGAGCCTTCAGGCTCGGGCGACCTGCACAGTGGCCGAGCAGCATACAGCCCTTGTAGATGAAGTTCATGTTGATCTTCGTCTCACTGTCTGCAGGCTCAGTCATCTTGGGCACCTGAGCCTCGTCATTGTAGACAGCCCAGGGCACATAGATCCGGTCGAGCTCGAACAGGCTGGCGATGAGGTCCAGCGTGATGATGCCCTTCTGGGTGTACTTGATGCGGTCCATGATGCCCTCATGGTTCTTGAGAGCATAGAAGACATCCGGGCTCATGATGGCGAAGTTGGGCTTAACAGCCGTCTCCTCAGCCATCTGCAGCATCGCGTCGTTGACGTCCTTGACAGGATCGGAGGTCTGGCTGGACCACTTGTCAGACGTCTTATTGGTGTCGGTCCTCCAGACGCCGGTCTTGAAGAACTTGTTCGCGAAATCGATCTCGCGCTTGAGCAGCATCTTGTGGCCGAGCCACTCAACGGTGTCGCGCTCGACGTCGAGGGGCTTATCGTAGTTGACACGCTCCTCCTCGGTGATGTCGTAGTGGTAGGCATACTTGCGGCAGTAGTACGGATCCGCAATGTGCACGTTCCAGTTGCCACCGGCCGACTCAGCGCCGCGGCCGCGCTCCTGAACCTCGTTGCGGAAGTTGTCAGCCTTGCTGTACTCGAAGTACACATCGGACTGCTTCTGCACGCGGATGATCGGGAACACCTTATCGGCGATGAAAGCATCGGCGCCCTGCATATAGGCGACCGAGATATTGGTCAATGCACGGTCAATGTGACCGAGATTTCTCATTTCAGGCATTGTCTTTCCTCCTTTCTACCAGATTAGGTCGTCACGGTGTTGGGCGCCTCGAGCATGCTGACCGAGACAAGCTCGCCGTCAGCCGCGTCATTCAGTGCGACACCGATGATCGTGCCGGTGGTACCGGCCTTCACGTAGCCAGCCTTGCTGGCATCCACGGTCAGCTTTGCACCGGCCGTGACAGCGCCGGAAGCGATACCGGGGAAAGTGCCCTTGACCACAGTGATCATACGGTCAGCCGCCTCGCATCCATACTCGCACATACCGGCGAACATACCGGTACCGTCAGCCTTCTTGTACTTGCCACCGTCGCCCATCTCCACGGCGTGGTACTGCTCGACGACTTCGGAAGCATACCAGGACTGACGAGTGGTGATTGCCTCAAATGCGGTTTTCGCCATCGTTTACACCCCTTCCGTATACTTTCTGTAGGTTTCGGGATCACGGCTGCAGGCCTCCGTGAACGCAGCCTCGAAGGTCATACCTTCGCTGCTCTTCATGATCTCCCTGGCGCTCTTCTCGAGGGCACTGTAGAGGTCATCGGCGGACGTGCCGACAAACTGCGGGTTGCCGGACGTACCCTCAGCAGTGTGCGTCTTCTCGACAATGGCCGCGGCGGCCTTCTCGAGGATCTCCACCACAGCAGGGCTGGCAGTCTTAAGGACCTCCTTAAGCTGGGCCTCATCGGCGGGGATCGCCTTGCACTTCTCGAAGCGTGCCTTAGCCAGGGTCTCGGCACGATCGTTCAGCAGACTGTCGATCGTAGCCTGCTGCCTCTTGAACAGTGCAGCGACCTCGGGAGACACACCCTTCAACACATCGGCCTCGGAAGCCGAGGCAGCCGGCTCCTCAGCGGGCCTGGCCTTCTCCAGCTCTTCAACCTGCTTGGTCAGCTCACTGACCTTGCCGCTGAGCTTCTGCTTCTCGATGACAGCCTGATTCTCGATGCCGGTGATGTGCTGCTTCACAACCTCAGCGTCTTCGGGCTGCAGCGACTTCAGGAGCTCTTCAAACGTTTTGGGCATAGACTGTTTCTCCTTTCCTTTAGTAAGAATAATATCTGCACGTGAGTTTGCTCCCTCGTTACACAAAGCAACCGCCCTGAGCTGCAAATCCACTAACGCAGTCGAAGGATTGGAAGGGGTGATCCGTCCAGTCTTTTCTACGGGCATGATCAAAACCTCCTTTATCATATTATATGTTTTACTTTAGCAATCGATACTAGCTACCATCAGCAATTTGCATAATCACCATCGATCATGGCAGCACCATCGATGGGAATCCGGCGAGCAGTTCCCTCAATGGAGAACATGTTGTACTCACCATCCACGACCTTCTTGTAGACAGCCGGGTCAGGAATGTAGAAGCCCACAAACCAGCCCTCAGGAAGGGTGCCTTCCGGGATACCCAGAGAGGCCATCTTCTCTTTGGTAAAGACCATGCTCTCTACCAGGAATCCACACTCGGTGTCACACTCGTGCTCCTGGTTCAACATAGGGAACTGATGATTGAGTACCAGGTTATAGGCAGCCGCCTCAAGCACGTCCGTATCGATCGTATCACCCTGCCAATCGAACGGAGTTGTGCCATCCTCCTGGACGCTTACATTGGCCCAGCCGAACACAAGCTGCTGCGGGACCTCTTCACCCTCAGTACCAGATAGGCCGAGATGGTTCATAACCTCATCAAACTCAGGATCATCACCCCAGTGACGAACACGATGAACAGGCATACGCTTCTTGACGCCATCCTGCTCAACTTCCTCAGTCTGGACGAGGAGTTTGAAGCCAACAAAGTCATCCTTCATGCTCTTGTAGACACCACGCCGAATCGGCACAATATCTACACTCTTTGTAAACAGTACTTTTTCAGGCATTTTCTCACCTCGTCAGTTGATCAGATTGTTTGGCGTCGTTCTCTGCAGTATCCTGCCCTTCATCAGTAGCTCCAGTGCCACCGCCCTCACGCTGCTGCGCAATGAACGCATTGTACTCTTCAGTAGTGAGATTCGGCGCCTGAATGATGTCAAGCAGGTAGTTAAAGAGCTTTTCATTCCTAGTGAAGTCGGTCTTAAAGGACCGCAGAATGAGTGCAACATCGGATGCAGAGGGCTGCTTGAGGTCATCTACGACGATTTGTGGCATCTTCTCAAGCTGCCAGTTGTTCAAGGCAAACAGCGTCGGCACAGCCTGGTCATTCAGTGTCGCAGCAATACTGTTGCAGAGGCTCTGAAGGCTACTGACGAGCATAGACTGCTTCGTCTCAGCCAGTGAAAAGCTACCCGTAGAGTCTGCACCGATGAGCAGCAGATCAGAGAGCATGCTGGATGCAATGCGGTACTCATGACGTCGAATGATCTTGTCAGTATCAATACTGGACTTGCTGCCACCCTCGGCGCCCATGAGCTTGAGCTGCCAATCGGTATTCGGAAGAACTACACCATGGTTCATATCCTGACGCAGGTCCTGTACAAGACTCTGAGCCCACTCAAGCATTTGAACCATTTGCTCATTATCCTTATTGAACAGATCAACATCCGGCGGCGGAGCCAGCACCGGGATACCAGCAAGACCGCGTTCGATACCGATGCCCTCAAGCTCTTCGATGTAGCGCTTAAAGTACCAGCTACGATATGCTCTGCGCAGCAGCGACCAGCCCTCAGGGTTGCCCCTGGAAGCCTTAGTGACGAACAGCAGATTACCCTCAATCGGGATGTCCTTAGCCGGTGCATTGAGCCCAACGGTACCAGGGTCCTGTCTGAAGGCAGTGATGACACCAGTGTTCTCATCAGCCACCCATTCTTCAAGCGACGCCTGCGAACGAATAGGCAAACACTGCCATCCGATTCTACCATCACTGTACTTGGACCAGAACTTTGGATCCTTCTCCTGGGGCCCTCTACGGGTCTTATACACGATCTCATGGAAGCTAAAGCCGTAGCACACCATGGACAGGACATCACTAAGAAAGGCGTCCCAGGGCTGCCCACGCATGTCATTCATGCAGGACTCAAGGAACTCGGCAGCCTCGATGTCACCAGTCTCCTGCGACGCAGGCTTCACATGCCACGAAGCACGTTTAACCATGGTCTCAATGAGGTAAAGGCAACCACCTACAACTGCATCATTGGAAGACATCTCCTGATACACTTTGCCTGCATCAGGCCACTGGAGTTCGTCAAGAAACTCTTCCTCAACGGCACCTGAACTGATTTTTAGGCCTCCGACACCCATAGGTGCCATCTGCGCCTTCAGCTTGTTTGCTTTGCTAAAATAAGGCACGTTATTTCCTCCTTTCTACTACCAGTATCTACCCGACATATTGCGATGCCAATAGGAGCCCCTACCGGTAGTTCTTATTTGCACGTGTGGGTCTCCTCTATCTACACGTCGCACTACTTCTTTCATAGGCGGCGGAGGGGTCATGCTCATTATACCAGGCTTGAAGTAAGTGAACGCCCCGCTGTATCCGTCGACAATATCGTCGTTCACACCATTCGGGAACGCCTTAGCCTGTGCGAAGAAGTCTGTCATGTTTCTACAGGTGTCCAGGATAAACACGGAGCCAGCCTGTGCTGCAGAGGCAGCAGGCCTTGCACGATCAACCTTGCTACCAGTAGGCTTAACGCCTGCAAAGTTGAACCCAGGGAGCACATGGCGAGCATAACGCTCAGTATTTGCAATGCCAGCGCTGCCGGGCTCTTCCTCCATGCGTATTGCACACTCGTAGCCATCAGCCAGTGCAGTGTTATAAATGA